GGCATCGCTGTCGCCTGCGCGGGCTTTTTCCAGCGCCACCCGCTCCCGCTCCAGCTCCAACCGCTCGCGTGCCAGCTGCTGCGCCTCCCGCTGCCGCATCCCCGGCATATCGTACAGGTCGCGGATCACCTCGGTCAGCTCCTTAAGTGACCGCACCGTGGCTTGCAGCGCCTTGTGCGAGTAAGTCCCGTTGTCCAAAAATATCTGCTCGTCCGCCGACGCCATCTCCACAATCCCCGCCAGCTTATCCGCCGCGTGCTGCAATTTAACCAGCTGCCCCGCCTGCTGTGTCTCCATCTTTTTCAGCGCCTTGTCCACCACATTCCGGCGGAACTGCCGCTTCTGCGCCATCCACGCCTCGTCCCGGGCGCGTTCCTCGACCTTGTGGAGCGGCACCCCGTGCTTGGCAGCCAGCTTTTTGTAACTGGTCTTGCCGCTGACATATTCCACGCGCAGCGCCTCCCAATCCGGCACACCAACCCCTCCTTTGCCTCTCGGTTATCTCTCTGCCGCCTCTCGGCTGTATCTCCGTCGCCTCTCGGCAGCCTCTCATCGCTGTTTCTTTGCCCTGTGCCTCCCTGTCCGGCACCTTTTCCCCCAGCATAACAAAAAACGGGTGAAACCCTCCACCCGCTCCTGTTATTTCTCGGTCGCCTTCTCTGTCTGCTGTGCCGCCAGCCGCGCAATCGGGCACCGGTCATACCCGTACCCAAAGCAGTATCGCCGCTGATGGGCGCATTTCGCCGGCACATCCCGAAACCGGTGTAAAATCTCGTCGTCGCCACCCCATCCCTCGCACGCGATCGACCGGCTGTAATCGCGTACAAAATACGGGCATATCGTGTGTGCCGACCCATATGTACTGGCCATATCCGCCCCCCTATACGCGAAAAGCGCCGCAGCAACCAACAACTGCGACGCTCCCCGCTGGAAAATCAGAAAGGATGTGTGAAAAGCATCTCAACGCTGCCCACACTAAGATTGTATCACGAAAGTGTGTCCCCTTAACGGCACCCGCCAAAAAAATTACAACATATTTTTGCGCCGTGCCAACAAAAAGTAGAACTTGCGTTTGCATTTGTAAAAGGTGTGCTCGCCCATGCGCATCCCCATCGTGCGCAGCCGGAACCACGGCACCCCCTCGCTGGTCACCGCCATCAGCAGATAGTTGTATTCGTCGCCTCCGGCTTCCACCGCGCATTGGTTGATGGCATCGATATCCTGCGCCAGCTGCTGCGCAATCACCGCGCTGTGACCATCCGCCTCCGGTGCCTGCCGTGTTGCCTCGCCACCGCACGGGCACCGCAGCGACAACAGCTGCTTTTTCTTCCGGTCGTACTGCATACAAAAGTTGTGCAGTTCTCTGTATTCATATCGCCCGATGTTGTATTCGTCCAGTTTTATGTCCCGCCGTTTGGGCATTAGCTTCCCCTCCTTTTTACCGCCTGATCGTGCCAGCGTTCCAGCCAAAGCAAAAAGTCTCCATCGCCCCTGTGCGTCTGTGCAAGCTCTCGCGCTGCGATCGCCTCGGCCTCCGTTGGATATGTACCCAGATACCACGACTTACCGCCGGCATGTATGTGTGCCGTCCACTTGTCCTGTGCCGGGTATACGCCTTTGTGTCTGGCGCGGGGTTGGTTTTGCCCCGCTTGGCGTTTTGCCTGGCGCACCATCAGCTGATACCGTGTGCGGTCATCCATCGTTTTCTGTGCCCGATCACGTGCCGACTGATACGGGCAAGCTTTGCCCGGCCATGTACACTTTTGGTAGATGCTGTTTGCCCACGCACAGTGTTCGCGCGGGCATGTCTTTTCATCGTCCATTAGCCCCGCTCCTCTCCTTCTCGATCCTGTCGCCCCATATTTGCCGGAGCGCCGTGCGTATATGCGCCTTGGTCACGTCCGGGTCGCGGGTGTCGATAATCTCGTTGATCAGATTCTGCACTTCGTCTTCCAGCCTCCGCAGCCGGATCACGCCAAACTGGTACCGGTGGTTCAGCGCGATGGCGCATAAATCCAGCCCCATCTGCATCCCGTCCCATACCCCGTCGGCATACGACTGCTGCTTGACCCGTTCCAGCTTGCCCGCAAATGCATTTTTCATGTTTCCGCCCCCGCAATCCCCAGCCGCTGTGCCAGCCGATGCAGCTTTTGCTCGCGGTACTGGCTGTCATCGCCGTAGATGATCCGCATCTGATCCAGCATGATCTGCACATCCGCCATCTCCTCGCGGATATTGTCGACCGTGCTCTCGTCGTCCGGATATCGCCGACGTTTGAGCAACGCCTTTGTCAGCTCCGACATCTCCTCGATCATCATGTCGGTTTGTGCGTCCGCGCCATACTCGGCGATCACCTGCAACAGTATATTTTCAGCGTCCATTATCTTATTCTGCCTCCTTTTTGTTGTCGTGTTCAAAGTCTATCTTGTCTATTCCGGCGTGCATCACGCTGCGTGGCTGGTGTGCGTCCACCATCGTCACGCCGTACACCCATGCGCCGCCCTGATAGCGGGTGGTCAGCCCCACCGGTATGTATGGCGCATCGTTGTACCAGACGATAAGCCCAACCTGCACCGCACGCTTGGCCATCAGCAGCCGCTGTCGTTCATCGTCCGTCATCGTTCAGTTCCTCGATGTATATCCATATTCCCGGCTGGTCAGCATAAAACTTTTCAACGACTTCGCTGACCACCAACGCGTCATCCCGCCAAAAGCCGCAATCGGTCATGCAGTCTTTCAGCATCTTTTGCAGATTGTCTGTGTCCGGCTTTGTCGTTTTATATTCGCCGTCCGTATGGTTACCGGTTACCGGGAACAGCCACTTGACCACCAGTCGCACGGCTGTGTTGATCTTTCGCGGCGGTATGTGCCCGGACAAATGCGCCATCAGTTTATTCCGGACGGTTTTCAGCTCCTGCGGTTCGTAAAAAACCGGCTTGCCTTTAACCACCGCCACCTTCTTTTCCTGATGCGTTTTGGTGGGCGGTATCATCGGCATGAAAAAGCTATTCTTCATCGTTTCCCACCTCTTCCGTTTCAAAATCTATCCCCTGCCATTTTCCGGTGCGTGCATCGTATGTTACCGCCCCGGATTGCTTCACGATTTCCCACACGTATTTCAGCACGGCTGTTTGCTTTACCAACCACCATAGCGTTCGGGCTTGCCTAAAATCAAAAGTCTGGTTCGGCAGTTTGTGATATAGCGGCGGCATCGTCTTGGCAGCCTCGATCACATCTTGTCGGCTTTTACATCGTTTCGGCATATTCGTCATCCCCCTTTCACGCGCGTCAATTATTCAAAATACTTTTTGGCGGGCTCCCTATGCCCCGCCCAAAAATGTATTGTTTATAATAATAGAGTGTCTGTCCCGACGGACAAAGTCGGTCTTTTACCGACTTTGTCCCTATGAGGGACATTCTCGGTAAAAGACCGAGTTTGACCCTCTGACGGACAGGGACAAAAGACCGACTTTGTCCCTCTCTACTTTTCACCTACTTCGCCGCCATCGACCCAAAATCCACCATGCTCTTTTAACTGTCTGCGCATCGTTTTTTCGGATTTGCCGGTATATTCCGCCAGCGCTGCGACCGTCACCTTGCCATCGATTTTGCACGCCTCGAACGCCGTTTCGATGGATTTGTCGCGATCGTCTTTGCGGTCTTTGGTGGTCTTTTTCTTGGAAAAATTGTTCTTCCAGGTTCTGTTCCACGCGACCGCACCGGCTGATTCCAGATCATGCAACGCGCCGCTGGTGTCGATGCTGTGTATGGGATAGTTAAACCACATGTTGATCGGGTCAAATCGCGGGAACTCGCGCAGCGTACCCTCCACGCGCCACGCTGTGTGCGATCGCACTGTCTTTTTGGCAGCGTCCACATCGCGCATCATCAGCTTATACGATGCCGGTTGCAGCCGTGCTCTGGCGATGTCCGTCATAACGGATGCGCTGCAACGATCGTCCAGCGACAGATCCGCTTCAATGTCCACACCGAAGCGCTGCAGCCAAGTTTCGCAGACGGCGCAAGTTGCCTGGTCCTCTTCGTGCTTCAACAGCTCTTCCGTCGGTTCCAGCTCGATCAGGTCGATCATGGCGTCCGGGTCACGGGCAAACACGCCGGAGCCGGATGCACGATCCATTGACCGCTTATCCCCCTGTGCACCTTTGCTGTGGTGATGGCAATAGATCACGGCACACCCCAGCTCGGTACACACCCGGTCAAACTGGTTACAAAACAGCGACATTTGCTCGGCGCTGTTCTCGTCACCGGTGATGATTTTGTAGATGGGATCGATGATGATGGCAATATAGTTTTCCTTTTCCGCGCGGCGGATCAGTTTTGGCGCCAGCTTGTCCATCGGCTGTGACTTACCACGCAGGTTCCAGATCACGATATTGCCAAGATTGTCAGCCGGCCATTTCAGCGCGGTATAGACATCCTTAAAGCGATGCAGACAGCTGGCACGGTCCAGCTCCAGATTGACATACATCACCTTGCCCTGGGCGCAGTCAAAGCCCAGCCATTGCCTCCCCTCGGCGATCGCGCAGCACAGCTCAATTAGTGCATAGGATTTACCCGCTTTGGATGGACCAGCCAGCAGCATTTTGTGCCCCTGACGCAGCACACCGCTGATAAGCGACGGTGCCAACTCCGGTAAATCATCCCACAAGTTGGCGATGCATTCCGGATCCGGCAGATTGTCGTTGACGCTCTCGATCCACTCTTTCCATTCCACCCACGAGCTTTTGCCGATGTTGGTATCCAGCAGATATTGCTTTTCTTTGCCGCGCATAATGCCCGGCATACGAGACAAGCGGGATGGGTTGCGGTTTTGCCGGTCGATATCCAAGCCATTCTTTTTGCACACCTCGTACAGATAGTCTACCCGCTTGCGGTATTCATCGAAATTCGGGGCGTCAATGCGCACGATGGCGTGCAGACTTTTACCGCCGCTGTATACCAGACAGGCGATCGGCAATTCCAGCTCGCGCAAGATAGCGTTTTGCCGGTCAATGTCGGTGGTATCCGATTCCACCAAAGCGTATCGGTACTCCGTCACATTCTCGTTCTTTACGCCTTTCCCATCCAGCGGGTTAAAACGGATCCACGCGCCGGCTTCCGGTTTGCTGTCACCCAGCACACGGCCAATATCTCCCTCGCATTGCTGCAACGCCTCTACAAGCTCGCCGGAGGTTCTGTCGCAGCACCCTTTGGTGGGGAGATACCGCACCTTGCCGTTATCCTCTTTTTCGTAGCATTCGGTCACATAGCCGACATTTTCGGATGCCTCGAACAGCGTTTCCAGATAGGTGACCAGCTGCTTCACCGGGTCCCAGTGGGCAGGGATGACCACATCCTTGCCCTCCAACCAGTTGTGGTTGACAATGACAAGGTCATCCCTGCTGCCAATCTCATCGTCCCACCCCAGCTCGTGGCTGGGGCGTTCCGGTGCCCATCCGTTATCCTTGGCCATCTGCACGATCGTGCCGCCGGTTACCGGTGCAGCTGCGCCGGTAAAAGAGTTCCATTTCTTTTCACATTCACCGGGATGATACCGCCGGCTGTCGCGCTTGCTCCACGCGTCCCAGTCAACGGCTGTATATCCTTCCTGCTTGAGCGCCATGCCCACATTGACCCAGTCCTGATAATCCAGTGTACCGGGATCTATGTATTCAAGCAGTCCAATTAAATCCAGTTTCTGTTCCATGGTTCACCTCGGGAGTATAGGTTGAGGGGTCGATACTGTGCGGGACACGCCAGCCGTTGGCTGATATGCGGGCGATAAGGTTCCGCGCATCTTCAAACGACCATGTACCCACATGCTGGAAATGGTGCGCTTCCAGGTAGCGGATCTGCTTTGGCGTAGATAGTCCCGCTGCCCGCCGCGCATCCAACCTGTTCAACAACAGTGCTGCTTTTCCGGCGTTGTCGATCTCGTCCGGGAAAATGCCCATCTTTTCAAGCGCTTTTACCTGCTTGTCGCTGGGCGGTGACATCTCCCACCCAAACGACGGTGTATATTCGGACAAATCCGCCGCCTGTATCGACATCTCGAACTGTACCGGATCCACCAGTTTTCTTTTGCGGTGTTTCATTTCTTCCAGCTGCTTGGCAAGTGCTTCTTCGCGCTGCGCCACCACATCCTCCGCCGCTTTCTGCTCTGCCGCTTCAATGTCAACAGGGCAAGCGGCATCCTGCATATTGTGGGTCATTTGCTGCGCGACATCGTCACTCTGGCAAATCAGATGCGCCGGATGACACAGCTCGTGTCGTTCGGTGTGCCAGAGAAAATCCAACAGTAACAGATCATCCTTGCCATCACAAAGGCGGGTGCCGCGTCCTACCATCTGGCAATACAGGCTGCGTACCTTGGTGGGGCGCAGCACAACAATGCAGTTGACGGATGGACAATCCCACCCCTCGGTCAGCAGCATCGAGTTGCACAGCACATTGTATCGACCGGCATCGAAATCTGACAGGATCGCGGCGCGATCATCGCTGTTGCCGTTGACCTCCGCCGCGTGAAAGCCCTTGCTGTTTAAGATGTCACGAAACTTCTGGCTGGTCTTGATCAGCGGCAGGAATACCACCGTTTTGCGGTTGGCGCAATGCGCTGCCATCTCGTCGGCAATCTGATACAGGTACGGATCCAACGCCGTATCAATATCGGCAGCGCGAAAATCCCCTGCCTGTACCGATACACCGGACATATCCAGCGTCAGCGGAATGGTCAGCGCCTTTATCGGGGACAGGTATTTTTCCTTGATGGCTTGCGGCAGTGTGTATTCGTATGCCAGGCTGTCAAAGAAGCTGCCCAGGTTCTTCATATCGCCACGGTCTGGTGTCGCGGTAACGCCCAGCACCTTGGCTTGATCAAAGTGCTGCAGCACGCGTTGATACCCGTCGGATATGCAATGGTGGGCTTCGTCCACAATGATGGTGTCAAAATAATCGCTTGTGAATTGCCCAATGCGCTTTTCGCGCATCAGTGATTGCACACTCCCCACCACCACGCGGTACCAGCTGCCGATGCAGCTGTCCTCCGCCTTTTCAACGGCGCATTTTAAGCCGGTTGCTTTACCAATCTTGTCGGCAGCCTGTTCCAGCAACTCGCCCCGGTGTGCCAGGATAAGGACGCGTTCGCCGCTGCGTACACATTCTTCGGTGATTTTGGCAAACACAACCGTTTTGCCGCAGCCGGTGGGCAAAACAAGCAGCGTTTTCCGGTTTCCGGTATCCCACTCGTGGAAAACGGCTTGCTTTGCCTCCTGCTGATACGGTCGCAGCTCCATCAGAAGCTACCCGGTGTGAACGCTCTTTGCGTCGGTGCAGCAGGCGTACCGGTCGCCTTTGCCGGTTCCAAAAAGCGCTTGATTTTGTTGCTTTCGTGCTCGGTGCCGTCGTTGCCTGTCCATTTGTCCACATACACCTTGCAGCGCCCACGAGCACCCGTGACGGCGTTCCAGTTCATGCGCAGCTTTTCGCCGTGCTTCTTCTGCCCGATAGCGATGAAGAATTCGCTCAAAAGCCCCTCGGTCTTGGTGTGCAGGAACAGATTGTGCTTGAGGGTGGTTTTGCCCTGCGGCGATTCCACGCGAATTGTCAGGATCGCCTTATTACACGGCGGCAGGTTCGTGCTGCCGGCATGACGCCCCCGCTCGAACGACACCACCGTAAAGTCATAGTCGCCCTCCGGCAGAAGCGTGTATTCGGATTCGTTCTCGATCTCGTCGTTCCAGTCGAATTCCCGGTTCAGATTGTTTTCCATAGTGTTTTCTTCCTTTCTGCTTTTATTGGAACGGTACTTCGCGTTCCTCTTTGATCATGGCGAACACCTGCTGCCATGCGCCTACCAACACACCGTTGATGAACTCCGCGCCGTATTTCTCGATCGGCGTATCCGCCGGGAAATACCCTTTTGCCGCCACCACCGTCTGGATCTCCTGCTCGGTCACGCCGTAAGCCTGCATCAGATCGGTCAACGCCTGCGGCAGCGCGCTATTCACCGGCGGCGTTTCCGGTGCTGCCTCCCCGACATAATTGCCATCGGTGTCGATGATCTCCTCGATGACCTCCGCCGGTGCTGGTGTGGGAGCCGGAGCAGCGGCAGGAGCGCTTGCTTGTCCGTGCGTGATAACATGAGCGATCTGGTCATACTCAAACGGCAGCTCTTCCGCCAAACCGTCGCGGTTTTTGGCATCCCAGCACGGATGGTGGGTCGTGTGCATGATCCGCGCACCGCCCTGCGCCTTGTACTTTTTGCCTTTGTCATCCACCGCCACGGCGAATGTCTTGTAATTGGCAAACAGCACCATATCCGCCCATTCTTTCACCAGCGGCGCGATCTGCGAGGATGTTTTCTTGCCCAGCTTGAGCTCCCAGCGATCATAAGCGCCCATCTCGTCCGGCTGCTCAAACTTGCGCATCATAGCGTGCGCAGTAAGCACCACATTCACGCCAACGGCGATCACCTCATCCAGCGTGTTCAGCAGCCGCCCGAATTCTTCTTTTTCGTATACATAGCCGTTGCCGTAGCCGAAATCCTCAATGCCCTTTTTACCGGCTTTGTTGCAAATGTGCGCGATGCACAACTGCTCCGCCCAGTCGATGGTATCGATCACCAGCGTACCGCATACCGTCGGGTTGTCGACCACATACCGCACCTGTTCCATCAACATAGTCCAGCTGGACGGCTTGTCAAAGCGCTGCACATTCAGCTTTTTGGTGCTCCCTTCGGTATCGATAAACAGCGGCCGCGGGAACTGCGACGCAAAGGTGCTTTTCCCGATACCCTCGGGGCCGTACACCACCACTTTTTGTGCGGACGCGATCACTCCGGATGTTATATTCATACTTCTTTACCTCCCACATTAAAATCGCGGATCACACCGTCAGCCTGCTCGATCTTGACATAGCCAATGGCGTATGTCAGCAACTCGTTGACAACATCCTGCAAGGTTCTGCCGGTCATACCGGCGATCATGATAACATTGGAATAGACGCTGGGCGTGATCTTTACCCGGGTATATCCCGCCGCCAGATTCAGGTGGTTGCATTTGATGATACAATCGTTCTGGGGCGCGTTTGCTGTTTTGTTTTTGGTTGTTTTAGCAGCCATTAAAATGCACCTTCTTTCCATTGCTTTTGCGGCACCTCCGATTTGTTGTCGTTGGTTTCGGCGGCATATCCGTCCTCGATGATGATACTGCACTCGCCGCCGGTGCTGACGCGTGTAGCAATCGCTTGCAGGTTCTCAGCCACCAGCCATTCGCCAAATTCGCGCAGTGTGTCCACATCCATCTGTTCCAGCTTGTCCAGCAGCACAAAGCCGCAGTGCGGGTTCAGACTGCGCACAATGGCGGTGGACACTTTAAGCTGATCCGACCCGCTCATACCGTCCCAGGCAAAGCCGTTGTACAGCAGCTTACCATTGTCGACCGACAGTCCCGCCAACGGCATTTTGGCACCGTCCAGCAGATCCATCTTTTCGCGGCGGGTGCTCTCGATCTGGGCGGTCAGCGTTTCGTATTGCTCGCGATACTGCTTGGCATCGTCCTCCGCCCGGTCTTTGTCCAGATTGGCGCGTACCTTGCGGTTGATCTCTTCCACGCCCGCAATGCTGGCTTCCAGCTCGGTGGTGCTTTCGTCCTGCAGATCCTGCGCGGACGATTGCGCAATCTCGCAATCACGGCATACCGCCTCGTATTTTTCCTGTAACTCGTCCAGCTTGGCGCGAAGCTGCTGCTTCTCGGCAAGCAGTTGCCCCGCTCGCTCCCGCTTGCGCTGGTTCTCGCCGTTGGTCGCCAAAATCTCCTGCTGGCGTTTAATCAGCGCCAACGGCGATACCAGCTCGGTCGGCACATTGTCGTACGACACCATTTCCCTGGCGTATTTCGCCTTTTGGTCGGCGATGCGACCAATCATCAGTCGCTGGTTATACAGATCGCTCTCTGTCCGTTCCAGCGCCGTAAGCTGATCTCCTACGCCGATAATGCGCAGCAGTGTGTTGGCTTTGTCCTTGTCGCTTGCCTCCATAAACCGCGGGAGATCAATCGCAAACTGCGACACAAACTCGTTCAGCAGCTGCTGTCCGCTCCGCTTGCCGTCCGGGTCAGTTACTACAAGGCTGCTGTTAGCGCCCTTGCGTTCCACCACCAGCCCGTTGGACAGCGTCAGCTTGATGTGCGGCGGGATAACCGACCCATCCCGCGTAGCGTTGGAGGGCTTGTACCGGTCACCTCCGAGCGCCCATGCGATGCTATCCAGCACCGATGTTTTGCCTTGGTTGTTCTTACCTCCGATGATGGTTAGCCCGTTCTCCCGCGGTTCCAATTCGACCGCTTTGATTCGTTTGACATTTTCGATTTGCAGCGTGTTGATTTTTACCATTTGCTTTTTCTTCCTTTCTGTGTTATACTGTGGGTGGGTTATTTTTTCATCTGTCCGGGTCGGTGCCAGCCGCCCGGGCTTTTTTATTGCCTGCATATTAGACCGCCTCCTGTAGTCCCTTTCGGCGGCGCTTCCCAATCCGGTACTCTCGCATGTATTCGCGCATATAGGCAGCGATCTTGTCCTTGTTCGCCTTGTAGTACTCCCGATTGTAGGCTGCGATCTCGTCCTTGTGGGCTTCGTAGTACTCCCGCTGGTAGGCACGCTGTTGTCTGCCTTTTTTGTCCAGCAAATCCATCACAGCCATCTCATCGACCCATTTATCGATTTCTGCATTAATCTGCCGCTCCGTCGCTTCTTCGACCCACTCGCGCTCTATCTCTTCATCCGCCAGCCGGATTGCTTCCAGTTCTTCCGGTGTTAATGTCACGCCGCATCCTCCTTGTCCATATCATCGTCGCTGTCGTCCTCGTCTGTTATCTCGTCCTCGGCTCGACCCACCAGCCACGCCGTCGCGACCGGCAGCGTAATCAGTATCAGCCCCAGGATCAGCAGCCCCCACATCATCGCGCCGGACACGCCGCCCGCCTTGGCGCCGCCCTCGACCGCCATCACCAACAGCACACCGGCAAACACCATCGCCATCGCGATCCCGTCCTGTATGTTCTGTTTCATGTGTTTCCACCTCATTCGTCCGCCGTCACGCCAGATATTTCGCCAGCGCGATCAACGGCACAATATATGACTTGTCGATCTGTCGCAGCGGAAACCGCTTGTCTGCTTTCAGCGTGCGCGCGTCCATATGCAGATACTTGGCACACGCGTTCAGCGTGATCGTGTCCCGCCCCGGAAACAGCTCGCGTAGCCGCGCCAGCGTCTCAGTGTATACATCTCTATCCATGCTCTTCCTCCTGTTCCAGCTGCTCCAGCTTGTCCACCGCCCGCTGCAGCTTGTATGCGTAATCCGCCACTTTGCGGGTCGCCTTCTCTTTCTCGCTCAAGCGCACCCGCGCGGCGCGGGTGTCCGCCAAAAACAATTTCAGCGATTCGTTCAGCTCGTGTAAATTCATCTTTTCTCACCTCCTCCCCTGCCCTCTTCATAGCGAAGAGGGCTTTGTTTACGCTGGCTCGTCCCCTCCCCCCCCTTTTTTTCTGTTTACGCTGGCTCGTCCTTGTTTTGTTTGACTTCATTCCTCAAATTTGGTATAGTTGTAATGCCCTACATTTGGTTAGGATGTGATTCTATGGAAGCATGGCAAATCTTTCTTTGCGTTGTTATAAACGCCGTATGGCTTGTCCCGTTTTTACTGGAGCTCGTAGTATTACCTATCCGTGATTATTTGCAATCACGCAAAAGTCCAAACTACGGTCGCCCTAAAATCAAATGCGTGACCTGCCCACATAGCAAAAACGAGACCTTGTGGGATGGTCGATATCCGTATGGATTTCCTCATCGCCACCCCGTCTATTGTCGGCTTTTAAAGCGCCATATACGAGGAGGGAAAACCGCTACCTGCATGATGAAAGATCCTCCAGAATCCTTTTATGCCGATCAACATCAGGACAGATATCCAGTTGGCAAAATATACTTTTCCGCCTACGGCGACTGTTACCACTCTACGCCTCACTGCCCATCCATAAAGAAGTCAACCCACATCTGTAATTCAACTCTTGGTTTGGGCGACCGCCGTCCTTGTCCAAAATGTTGGGTGTCTCATGGAGACGATCTATATCCGAAGTCATAGCCTACCTTTACCATAGTACCGTCATTTCCTTGATCATGTCTTGGAACACCGGCAAAAACGGTCCCGAACAATGACACCTCCTCCCCTGCCCTCTTCATAGCGAAGAGGGCTTTGTTTACGCTGGCTCGTCTCATTTTGAGATAGTTCAAGCAAAAAAAATTTCTTCCCGCTTGATGGGATCAATAATACCAAGAATCAAACACATCCGCTTGGCTTCATCCACCGTAATGGCACTCTTGTTATTGATTTTAGCGCACACAGTGTTTTTAGACCACGCCATTTTCTTGGCAAGAGTGCGTTGGGTTTCACCCACTTCGACCATTGCTGCTTTCAACTTACGAGAATCAACCATTCGCTCACCTCCATCTCAATTTGGGATGATTTGATTATAGCACGCGTTTATTTCCGTGTCAACCCATTTTGAGACGATTTTTTTATTTTTTTGATTTTTGTATTGCAATTTTGGGATGTCTATGCTATTATGACCTTGGTGGTGATAAAAATGTTAGAAGAAGTAAGAAGAATGAAACAAGCCGTAGAGAACGCTGGTTTGTCCTATATGGAGTTAGAAAAGAGGACAGGTGTATCACATTCTACTTTGCAGCGTTATCTTACAGGAAAAACAAATCGTATTCCGTTGTCAGCTGTCGAAAAAATTGCAACCGCCACCAATGTATCGGCTGCATGGATCATGGGTTGGGAAGAATCTCCTACCACCACCCCTTTCCCCGCTCCGACCGTCACCGATGATGTGGTTACCTTCCCGGTGATCGGCGATGTCGCCGCCGGTTACGACCAGATCGCCATAGAGGATTGGAGCGGCGACACTGTCCAGATTCCCGCCGCCTATCTCCACGGCCGTCCTCGGTCGGATTACTTCGTGCTGAATGTCCATGGGGATAGTATGTATCCTATGTACATAGAGGGTGATAAGGTGCTGGTACTCAAAGCCGACACCTTGGAGCGCAGCGGGCAGGTCGGTGTGCTGCTATATAACGGAGACAACGCCACCGTGAAGAAAATCGAATACGCCGCCGGCGAGGATTGGCTGCGCATGGTGCCAATCAATCCAAACTACCCACCAAAGACCATCACCGGCACCGATTTGGAGCAATGCCGCGTCATCGGCATCCCCAAAATGCTGGTGCGGGAAATTCAGGCGTGATTTTGAATTTTCGAGATATAACCCAAAAATTGCCGAGTTTTTTGTGCTTAAAATTATTGACAACTTGCTACTTCGGGGATATACTATAAATGTGATCAGCCATTTGCTGGTTACATGATATGTTTAATTTACCCATAGCAAGTAGTTCCCCCACCATACGGGGAGTAACGAAGCTATGGGTATTTTATTTTATAAAAAGTTTTACGGAGGATATAAAGCATGAATGACGAATACCAAGGCTTTCGGCGGCTAGAAAGCAAACGATTTGATGTTAACACTGCAATCCTAATAGACGGCGGTTTTTACAGAAGCCGCGCCAAAAACATAGCTGGATATAAATCTCCTAAAGAACGCGCAGACGAATTGGAACGGTTTTGTTTAGACCATCTGCATCACCGGCATGAAAACCGTTATTTATACAGAATTTTTTATTACGATTGTCCTCCCATTGATAACGGAAAAAACATTTACCACCCGCTTTTAAAGAAAAGCATTAACTTGGGCGAAAGTGAAAATGGCCGATGGATGAATGAGTTCCTGGACGAGCTAAAGCACCGGCGAAAGTTCGCATTACGAATGGGGCGTTTGAGTAACAACGGAACCGGCTATAATTTAAAACCAGAATCAACAAAACAGCTGTTAAACGGAACAAAAACTATCGAGCAGCTTACCGAAAGCGATTTTAAAATCAACTTTGTTCAAAAAGGTGTCGATGTTCGGATCGCCGTAGATATTTCTTCCATGGCCTTTAAGAGGCAAGTCAATCAAATTGTTTTGGTTGCAGGAGATGGAGATTTTGTCCCAGCGGCAAAACAAGCTCGTAGAGAAGGGGTGGACTTTATACTAGATCCAATGGGGAATCACATCCCCGATGATTTGTACGAGCACATAGACGGTATAAACAGCCCCGCATTAAAGTAAATAAAAAAAACCGCCCTACCCTGCGCCAACAGGATAAGACGGTCACTGTAAGCGCCCGAGGGTGCAAACAGTATGGCAAAAACCACCAAGCCATATTGTATCATCCCCCGGGCAAAAAATCAAGCCCGGGCATTGTCATGCCCAAAATCAGGGAGGATGCACGATATGGCAAAGAAACGATCAGACGGATTGCGCCAAAAACAGGTCACGATCAACGGCAAGCGCCACGTGTTTTACGGCCACAGCGAGCGCGAAATCCTGCAAAAAATCCGTGAGTATAAGGAAGATGCCACCCGCGGTCGCCGCTTCGAGGAAGTCGCCGACGAATGGGCAGAAGAGCATTTGCCGACGCTGGCATATAACACGCAAAAGGGGTATAAACCGGCGCTGCAGCGCATCGTGGAGCGCTTTGGCGATAAGCTGGTAAAAGACATCACCCCGCGCAACATCAGCGCCTTTTTGGATGCGTTCGCCAAAACCGGCATGGCGCGCAAGACCGTCACCACCCAGCTGCTGGTTACAAACCTTATAATGGACAGAGCGGTGCTGGATGGGGATATTGACTATAACCCATGCGCCGCCGTCAAAGTGCCAAAGGGACTGCGCAAAGACCGCCGCGAAGCCCCCACCGAGGAAGAAATTGACATCGTAAAGCATAGCCTGGACAAACCCTTTGGCTTGTTTGCGTTTTTCCTCCTGTATACCGGCTGCCGACGCGGCGAAGCGCTTGCCTTGACCTATGGTGACATCGACCGCCGTAATAAAACCATCTCCATCACCAAATCGGTCTACCACGACAGCAACAAGCCCAAAATCAAAGCGCCCAAAACGGAAGCCGGCACTCGTCAGATCGTGCTGCTTGATGTGCTGGCAGATGCGCTGCCGACCGGCAAAAAATCCGACCTGCTTTTCCCCGGTGCCGATGGCGGTCTGATGTCCGACACCTATTGCCGGCACCGGTGGAACGCTTATTGCAAAGCAACCGGTTTGTCCATCACCCCCCACCAGCTCCGCCACGCCTACGCCACCATCCTGTACGAGGCAGGTATCAGCGACAAGGACGCGCAAGAGCTGCTCGGTCACGCGAACATATCCACCACCCGCGACATCTATACCCATATCAGCAAAAGCCGCAAGCAGTCGGTTTTGAATACGCTCAACCAACGCGTGGGGTAATAATCAGTGAAAAGTCAGTAATGACGGCTGTACCCCTTGATTTAGAGCCATTTCCGGATGGTTCGAATCCCTCCGTCTCCACCAGTCGAAAAACCCAGTAGTCAGGCTAAAAACGGCTTGATTGCTGGGTTTTTTGCTATTTTCTCGTTGCGGTCAAGTCGTTGAAATTCGTCTTTTTTGGCGGTGCAAGTCAGTAAAAAGTCAGTAAATAAAAACAAGGGGTAGACCGCCATTGTAGCAGCCTACCCCTTTAGTTTTGCGTGGTTTCATAAGACGGCATCTTATGTTTTTGCACAGTATTATAACACCGTCTTATGTTTTGTTATTCAATTGTAATTTGCAGCCGATCCAGCGCCACGCCGAACGCACCGGCGTAGCCGTCCATGCCCTTGCCTTTGTCCGCATTGGTTTGCCACGGCCAATAGCCGCCCTTACCGGGCGACACGCGATACTTGGCTTTGCGCGCCTTGCCTCCCTTGGCTGGCGTGAATCTGATCTCAATCGCGTCAATGGTCTGCCCGTTTCCGGCGTAGCCGTTGGCGCTGTCGGCGGTGTTGTATCCGGTCACATACGGCAGCCACTTGCCGCCTTTGATGTGCACGCGGTACTTGACGCTGCCGCCGGTGACCTTGATCGCCACATCGGTGATCGGCTTGCCGGGCACACCGGCATAGTCCGCCAGCCCCTTGACCTCCGGCAGCCACTTACCGCCCGCGCGCACCTTGTACGACACAACCGGCGCGGTGTCCTTGCTTGTCGGTTTGGCAGCAGGGACCATATGCCCCTGCACCATCGCGACAAAACGCGCCCACCCGCGATCCAGTGTGCGGTGCGGGCAGTATTTGCCGTTGCAGTCGCGGTGGGTAATCAGTTTGTCGATGCCCAGCCCATATTTGCGCAGCAGCGACGCTGCCAGCTCGGCGGCATTGCGCTCCGCCGCGTCGAATCGCGATCCGCCGGACTTGCTGTAACAAATCTCGATCGACAGTCCCTTGCGGTTTCCCTTGCCGTTGCCGTCGCCCGCGTGCCACGCGTTGCGGTTTTCCGGGATGCCCTGCACAATCTCCTTGTCGTCCACGGCAAAGTGGAACGATGTCGCGCTACCGTTGCGTCGCATATACGCCACCTCGGCGGCAGCAGACGCATCGTTGGCGGTGTTGTGGATGACCACATACTCCGGTTTTAGGGTGTAGGGGCATTTTAGGTTATACTTGGACTTGTCCACCAGATTTTGCACGATCTTGACCATATATCATCCCTCCTCGTCTGTGTCCGTCAGCTCCGGCAGCCCAGCCACGCTGGTCAACAGCGACAGCGCCCCGGCCAACACCGCCGCCGAACCAACCGCAAGCCAGTTGACATCGCCCAGCACAGCAGCCGTGCCGATGGTGGCAACGGCGGTCTGCGCCACCGTCTTGATGGCGCGCACGCCCGCAGCCTTTGCCCATTTGATGATCTTGGTTTTCATAACATAGTCCCCCTTTTTAATGTTTGTGATATTCTTCCAGATCCGCGATCCGGTGATTGGCGACCGAGATTTTTTCCTCCAGCGTTGGAATTCGCCGCGCAAAGTCGTTATGCATCCGCACCTCGCGGGTCAGCTCCTTGATTTGTTCATCCGTCACCGCCTGTGCCGTGCGCATATCCGACTGCATTTTGCTGTTGCTGCGGCTGTTGGTGATGATCACCCCGACTAGTGACAGTATACCGACCAAGATTGACCCCGCTGCCGCAACCAACGCCTCAACCATTCCCATCACCTCCCGCTTCCTCGGCGGCCGCCTGTGCAGCGTCTGCCTCCGCGTCAGTGATCTCGTGCCAGTTTTCCGGGCTGTCGTTGACCCCCAGATAGATGGTCTTGCCATAGCTGTCGCCGTCGGTCAGCGTCATGCCATCGTCGGCGACCAGCTTGCGCAATTGTACCGTTGATACGATCATGCCAGTGTCCACCCCTTTTCCGTTGCCACCGCTTTTTCCGCGTCGGTTAATTTTGCCAGATTGGTCGCCCCCAGCGTCAGCGTCCGCGTATTGCCTGTGCAGGTCAGGTCTTGCAGACAGCTGATGATGTTGATGATGCTGTCGTGTGTCAGCAACGGACACAACGACAGGTTGACATTTTGCCCGATCACACCCTCGACGGTTATGTTTTGCAGCTTTTCGCAAGTCCCAAAAGTGTCCAAAAACGCCACCGACCCCGTGTCCGACACAATCAGCTTGTCGATCGTCACCAGATTGTGCATGTTGAGGAAAACGCCCGTCAAATGTGCCGCTTTGCTCGCGTCCACAACCCCAATCCGCGTAAACATGGAATTTTGGAACAGATACGGCATATTGGTCGTATTGCTAAAATCCAGTGTCACGCCCAAGCCCTGCAAAATACTGACCAAATCGCCAGATATACGTGATTCACGAAACATCATATAGGCATCCTTTGGCGCCATGTTGTGCCGCGGCTTAAAAGTGGCGCTTGTCCATCCATATCCGGCAAAAGCACTTTGGTAGCCGATGCGGCTGCCGTTGCTTTGATATGTGTCCCAAAACGCCTTTTCCTGCGCCGCTTTGCCGGCGTCGTACACCCGCTGCTCATTAGCGGCGATCGTCGCCAGTTTGTCCGCTATGCTCATGCCGTCGTACCCCCGATCAGGCTATTTTGCACCGCAATGATGCTGTCCAGCGCCGTGTCGATGTCGCCAACATTTGTTTGCAGCTGTTTGACATCCGCCGGATTCGCCCGCAAATACACAGCCGTGCCGTTGTTGGTACCGATGGATACCGCGCCCTCGTAGTTGTCGATGTACA